AAAAAATTATTAACCATTGGTAATTATGACAAATCTTTAGCAATGGATCCTCGCTCATCCTCTTGGTTAACTGCTCATCGTTCTGAAGGACTAACTATTTCTCATGTTTATGCATTGATTAATGATGTAACTGGAGTTGATTTTGTTGAGAATTATGTCTATACAATGTGTACACGTGCCTCTGATCATCTTAACGTTATCCGTATCATCAATCCCGAAAAAACTAAAGCTTTTAGTCTGTTTGATCTTGATTTCTTACAACAATTCGTTTCTATGGTTGCACCACCTGTTTTTGAGGAGTTGATTCTTAAAAATTTAGGCGGCGGAACTATTAATGCAGTTTATGATGTTCAAACAAGTTTCATGAATCATTTTGTCCATGCTTTATTAACTTATTTACCACGGCCTGTAGCACTTATAGCACATTTGTTTTTAAACTTTACACATATATATAGTGAGATCAATTTGTTTCATTTCGGCTTTCATTTGTTGTGGAGTTTGCCATTTATTTATAATTTGGTAAAAGGCGGTAATTTTGTGCGTAATGTTTTCATCCAATGCTTGTGTACATATGTTTGTCGTGATTATCCTTGGTTGTTGTTTTTGTTTGACAGTGAATTTTTAAATAAGCATACTCTTAATAATAAACATGGTTTGTTTGGCAGGTTTCATTTCTTAGCAGGCGAATCATATTGGACAACCTTTGGTAATAATGTGCTCAAGTATTTATTGCGTGTGGTTTCAAAAGTTCTAATTATTTACTGCATAGGTGGTGAAAAGTTATTAATTAATGGTGGAGAACAAACTTCATACTCCAACAAATTTTCGATCTTTCTCAACACCGATGGCATTTTTTTTTTAGAACTCGCAAAGTTAATTTTGAAATGGGGTGTCCACTCAATGATAGTTAAACGTAGTGTTAGAGCCATTGTCTTAGAGTACATTAAGTTAGGAATTCCACTTGTAACCTCCATGCCAATTTTTGCACTTTACTTTGATGTCATAGACCAAAGACTGTATCAAGTTCCACAATTGCCAAAACAACCTGATCAATATGTTGTTGCTTCTGACGGACAGTTCATAAATGTTAATGATCATCACGGTAATTTCGGTCAGACTGGCATGGGTTTTGCTCACCATTCACTTATGGAAAATCCTTATTTAAATTGTGAATTCGATGTTTCTAAACGTTTTCACCATTGCCAATTTGATAAAAACTTAATTTCAAATGTTGTTCAATTGCTTTTCGAATTTCACAAACCACAATACCATGTTGATGAAAAATGTATTGACGCTTTCTTCATTGCTAATGTTCACAATATACATGACATGAGAATTGACATAAATTGTTTGCATCATGAAGTAGTTGTTAAGCCGTGCCTAGCATTTACAAATGCACATTTTGGTGTTACACATATGAGCTCTTCACAATTCTGG